GACGAGCCGAGATTACCATAACACGAGTTGACGTACTTATTACCGCGCAGAATCGGACCCTGAATAAGCTGTCTACTGCCTTGGATAAGCTCGCTGATAAGATTGATGATCGTACAAAGAACAGGGGTCAGTAATGACAGTGAAGTCCGAAAAAGATATCCAAATAGCTCGTGTTAACCTTGACCGCTTCCGCATAGCCAAACAACGTGGTCATGATAAGTTCGTTGAGATTGCTAGCAAAGCAAACAAATTCTACATTGGTGAACAATGGGACCCAGCCGATAAAGAAAGGCTTGAGTCTGAGGGTCGCCCTGCACTAACACTAAACACAATTCTCCCAACCATCAACACCATGCTTGGTGAACAGATGGAACGTCGTCTTGACATCACGTTCAAAGCAGGACGAGGCGGCACTGAAAATACAGCATTCGCCTTGAACTCTGTAACCCGTGCAATTCTTGATGACAACAAATATGACGACATTGAAGAAGTAGTCTATGCCGATGGCCTAATCACAGGTCGTGGATTCTTTGATGTTCGTATGGACTTCTCGGAAAACATGCGTGGTGACGTAAAAATCACTGACGAAGATGGTATCGATATTGTAATCGACCCAGAAGCCAAAAGTGCTGACCCATCAACTTGGAACGAAGTATTCATTTCGCGTTGGATGACTATCGACGCAATCGAAGAAGAATATGGTAGTACTAACCGCGCTGCACTAGAAACGGCTGCGGCTAACGCTACTGCCGAGGCTGCTGATGATTTATTTGAGTATGCAAATGACACCTTTGGCGAAAGCGATGGTGATGAGTATGAGGATGACCGCGAACGTGGAGCACTGAAGCGTGTTCGAGTCGTGGAGCGCCAACATTACCGATTACATAACTCCCTGCACTTCGTTGACTTACAAACAGGTGATATGCGAGCCGTGCCTTACGGTACGACAGATGTGGAAGCTAAAACGGTATCAGAGCAGTATGGCTTAGGTTTGACTAAAGTACGTCGCAGACGCGTTCGTATGACCACCTCAGTAAGTGAAGTATTACTAAATGACGATTGGTCTATCTATAGAACCTTTACCATCATTCCATATTTCCCTTATTTCCGCCGAGGTAACCCTTTTGGTGTTGTGCAGAATCTATTTGACTCACAAAACCTATTGAATAAAACGAGTTCTCAAGAATTACATATTGTAAACACTACCGCTAATAGTGGTTGGGTTGTGCAAGAAGATTCACTGGTTGACATGGAAACATCCGACCTTGAAGAACGTGGTGCTGAGACTGGTTTAGTACTTACCTACAAACGTGGGTACTTACCACCTGAGAAAATTAGCCCGAACCAAATACCAACCGGCATTGACCGCATCAGCCAGAAAGCAGCGATAACCATTCGTGACATTTCTGCAGTGAACAACTCAATGCTTGGTAGTGTTCGTGCTGATCAATCGGGTAAAGCTCAGAACACCCAAATCTCTCGTGGCCAAATAGCTATGAACGTTGTGTTGGGTAATTTACGTAAAGCCCAAAGCAATGTGGTTATGAAAGCCCTTGAGCTTGTGCAGGACTTCTATGATGAGACACGCTACTTCAAAATGGTAGATGCCTCTATGTTCGCGGTGCCTAGTGATGAAGAAGTGGGTATCAACGAACTTGATGATGATGGCAACATCCTTAATGACGTTACTGTCGGCAAGTATTCTGTTGACGTTGGGCATAGCCCTGCGGGTTCTACAGCGCGGGAGATGGAATTCCAAGAGGCAATGAGCCTCCGTGAGATGGGTGTTGCTATCCCTGACCATATCATCGTGTTATCGAGCAGCTTAACCAAACGTACTGAGATTGCCGCTTTCCTACGCGACTCTCAAGGTTATGGCGAGCCGAGTGAAGAACAACAGCAATTATCAGAAATGCAAGTTGAGCATCAAATCCAATTGATGACGGTAGAACTTGAAGAGAAAGAAGCTGACATTGAGCTTAAACAGGCTAATGCCCGTGTAGCTATGGCCAAGGCAACCTCGCTTGAGGGTTACAACCAAGCCGAAGCTGAGATGCTCAAGCTTAACCAACAACGCGACATGCACAAGCAAGATATTTCTCTACGTATAGCACTAGCAGCCAAAGGACACCAGAACCAAGGTTCTATGAACGATAAGCGACTAGCGTCACAAATAGCAATGAAGTCTATGGACCAGGCGATTGCAAGAACCAACCCAAAACCCCAACAACAAGGTAAAGCAGCATGACAATTAAAGATAAATCAATCGACTTAGACCCTCTCGAAGTAAACATGGGCGACCTTGGTGGCACTGATGATTGGGAAGATGACGACTTGGAGTCAATAGACGACTTAGACGACAGCTTAGATGACATTGAGGAAGACGACGATGAAGATGAGTCAACCGATGATCAAGAAGATGATAGTGACGATAGTGGTGACGACGAATCTTCTGATGATGACGATAGCGATTCAGACGATGATGACTTAGAAGACGAAGACGATGAGGACTCTGACGATGAAGAAGAAGAAGAAACTGTCGGCGAAGAAGACGAAAATCCTGATGTCGAGAAGAAAGACCCTGCGAAAGATACTGAGTCTAAAGACAATCGAGTACCTCTGTCACGGTTGAACAAAGAAGTCGATAAGCGTCGAGTATTAGAAAACCGTATTGCTGAACTTGTAGCAGCTGCCGATAACCCTGCTCCTAAGGCCAAAGCCAAAGAAGCACCGGTTGTCGACGATACTCCTGCATTCACCCTTGATGACTTCAAAGAAATGTCGAACGCTATCCTAGATGGTAACGATGAGAAAGCTCTTGAAAAGTTCTCGAACATGACTCAGGCACAAGTTAACAAAGCAGTAAACGGTGTTCGTGACGAGGCTCGTAATGATGCTCGTAGTGAGATTCAAGCAGACCGAGACACGACTGACTTGCTTAGTGTAGCTGCTGACATTACCAAGCAATACCCTGAGTTTGATAGCAACTCTGACTCTGCTGATAAAGCTATGATTGAAGATGTGCTTGACCTACGCGATGCATTCGAAACGAAAGGTTTAAGCCCAGCGAAAGCACTTGAGAAAGCAACCCGACTTGTTGCCTTGGATAATAAGCTGACTGACCGTTCTGTTAAAGCAGTCGAGAAAAAGCCTACTGTCAAGAAGCCTAACATCAAGAAGAAACTTGAACTGGCTAAGAAAGAGAAAGGTAAGCTGCAAGGTAATCCTAGTCGAGCTAAAGCTCTCAAGAAACCTTTAGCTGAGTTGTCAGACGACGAGTTCGGTGCAGCAACCGAAGAAGCCCTAGCTAAAGCCCGTGGCGACTTCGTATAACTAAATAACAGTAACACTGTTTACAAGGGATATTAGCGGTGCTATTATCCCTTTATCGTCAAGGTGATGCCTTGTAAAACAATCCTGCCCACATTCAGCTTTTGTGTTTCGAAAGACCCACGTTACGGGACGACAGTAAATAACTTAATACGATTTTTTATATCGTCCTTAGTTTGTCGTTCTTAAACGCAATCAGGGGCTTAACGGAGAGACACGAAAATGGCTAAAACTAACTTTGCCGCACTAGACGACCACTCTAAAAAAGTATGGTCACGCACCGTTTGGAAACAAGCGCGTGAGAAAATGTTCACATCAAAATTCATTGGTACAAGCCAAGAATCATTAATCTACCGAATCACTGAGTTAACTAAAAGTGAACGTGGCACACAAGCCGTTGTTCCATTAGTGCCTGACTTAGAGGGTGATGGTGTAGTAGGTGATTACGAGCTTGAAGGCAATGAAGAAGCCATGAAAGCAGTACAAGATGTTGTTCAGATTGACCAACTTCGTCACGCTGTAGGTAACACGGGTCGTATCACTGACCAAAAATCTGTTGTTAAATTCCGTAAGACTGGCTTAAACCAGTTAACTTACTGGCTTGCTGACCGTTGTGACCAAATGGCATTCTTGACCTTAGCGGGTATGGCTTACACTCGCCATAATGACGGTCGTACACGTGCTGTTAATGCAACGGGTAAAAACTTAGGTGACTTATCATTCGCCTCAGATGTTTCTGCTCCATCAAACGAACGCTACTTACAAGTAAGTGGTGCTGAATTAGTGCCGGGCAACAACTCTGCATTGCTTGCAACCGATACTTTGGGTTACCAACATATCGTTAAGCTTCAAGCCTTAGCCAAGACTCGCTACTTACGTGGTATTCGTGGCAATGGTGGTAGTGAGACTTATCACTTGTTCTTACACCCGTTAGCAATGGCTAAGTTAAAACTTGACCCTGACTTTAAAGAGAATGCTCGTCACGCTTCTGTACGTGGCTCAGGTAACTCTGTATGGAAAGGTGGTGACAGCTTTATCGTAGATGGTGTTCACATCCATGAGTTCCGTCACGTACCAACTACCTTTGGCGCGGCTGCTGCTGCTAAATGGGGTGCGGGTGGCCTTGTAGATGGTTGTCGTGCATTACTATGTGGTGCTCAAGCACTAGCTGTAGTTGATTTAGGTGGTGGTTACTGGGACGAAGATAAGTTCGATTACAACAACCGTGGCGGTATCGCATACGGCAAAATGTTCGGATTTAAGAAGCCTACGTTCAAGTTCGCTAAAACTTCTGCTGATGCGCAAGTCAAGCAAGATTACGGTGTAATTGCAATCGACATCGCTATCTAAGACCTTGTTGGGGTAGCTGCCACGGACGGTGGCGCTCCCCCTATTTTTTATATTTAAACTGAGTGCCCTAACATGCTAATTAAAAATTTCAAACGTAAACTAGTCTGTGTTTCATCCTTGATGGGACAAACCGTTCGTTTCGAAGCGGGAGAAGAAGTCGAAGTACCAGAATTACTAGTTGAAGAATGTCTGAAAGCGGGTTTGATCCCATCAGATGACTTTAGACAAGCGGTTCGTGAAGCTGCTATCGAAGAAGAACTTGCGCTTGCCGAAGAAGATGTTGACCTACAGGTTAGTGAAGCTAATGCTGCTCGTATACGTGCTAATGCAATGGCTGATGCCTCTGCCGAAGCCGACATTGAAGCTGCTACTGAAGCTGCCGAAGCTAAAGCTGCTAAGAAGCGTTCTGAGTCTGCTAAGAAAGCTGCTGCTACCAGAGCCGCAAACAACCTAAACGCTCAATAAGGCGCTAAAAAATGACGATGACAGTAGCTAGTATACTTACCCAAAAAGTCCGTACATTGTTACGTGACACTGATGAGGGTGGTATTTTATGGGGTGATGCAGAGCTTATCATGCACCTAAACGAAGCCTGTTTAGAGGTTGCCCGTATTCGCCCTGCTGCATCGTCCAGTACAACCAACATGATTCCTGTTGCGGGTGCGCTCCAAACGCTACCCGTTGGCGGTATCATGTTACTCGAAGTTATCTGCAACCATGTTGTGGGTGTTGAGGGTCGTGTTGTTCGACGCGCTGAACGAAAAGACCTTGATAATGAAATGCCTAACTGGAGAAGCTCTACCAAAAAGGGTGTTGCACTGCGCTATGCTGTTTCTAGTACTGACCCTAAGACATTTCATGTGTACCCACCATCAACGGGTGCTGCCGATTCAGGTCTAGTTATCGTTGCAGGAGTCAACCCAACGGTTGTTACTGCCTTAGTTGATAACTTTCCATTAGAAGATATTTACGCTACACCAGTGGCCAACTACGTGTTGTTCAGAGCCTTTATGAAACAGGTTGAAAGTGATGCTGCACAGAAACGTGCGGGTGATTTCTTACAACTATTCAACTCGCAGATGGGCATTACTGATAAAGCCTTTGAGGGGCGTAGTGCCTCTCAACGTCAACCTACACCGAGCTAACTTATGACCTCAATTCAGGAATGGGTAGATGATATGGTTGTTGAGGTACCATCGTGCCTCGACGAGACTGTTATCAGAGCCGTTAAATTTGCTATACAAGAGTTCTTTGGTGAGTCAGAAGCATGGAGATTCAAGCAGGGTATTACGTTAGTACCCGATACTGTTGAGTACTTGCTGTTACTCCCTACTGAGACTTACGTGTTAGCTAATGACTATGCGAAAGTTAAATATTCTGATGGTGTGGAAGAACTGACCAGTATCAAGTTATCTGATATCAACCCTGCGGCTATTGGTCGCCCTACCGAGTTCGCCGCTACTGCAGGACGACTATTTGTCGATACTGTTAGTGAGCAAGCGGAGTGTGAGATTGGCATAATTGTCAAACCTACACGTAACATCGAAGAAGTTCCTGACGAACTGGCTGATAAGTATTTTGAAGCTATTCGAAGTGGCGCACTATATCGACTCAAGTCAATGCATGGCAAAGACTGGACAGACGTTAAGGGTGCTTTGAATCATGAGCGTAACTTCCAAGTCTGCATAGCCAAGGCCAAAAGAGAAGCCAAACAGCTTCGCTCACGCTTAAGAAAACCTGCTAAGTTCAACAAGGGGTTCTCGTGGTAAAAGTTTCTGAGCCTCTACTAGTATCTGATGCTTTAGAGGTCTTTGACCAACTAGTTCCTTACGTAAAAAGAATACAGCAAAGAGCCTCAGGTGTTGAACCCGGGGCTTTACGCATTCTGGTAGCCGATGGTTGCGTTACACTTCATTCGGTGGGTGACGATGGCTACATGATTGCCTCTTGGGAAAAGGATGAGATGTTTGTCATCTGTGCAGGAACATTCGATCTCTATTGCTCAAACTTCTCTGCACATATTAGTGCTGCTGCTGATTATGCTAAACAGCATAACTGTAGTAAACTGTCATTCAGAAGTGGACGGTTAGCATGGCGAAAAGTCGCTCTTGCCAACGGTTTCACAAAGGTTAACGATTATTTCACCAAGGAGCTGCTGTAATGGGTGGTAAAAAGGAAAAGACTCCTGAGTCCGAGTATGACCGCGTAAAGCTTGCTAAACGTGTCACTGACAAAGGTTTCGCTATCACCGACAGCAATTCTACTGCTGCAAAGGGTGATATTCGGTACAAGGCTACTGGCGCTAAAGGTGCTCAAGCTAGTGCGTCTAATGCTATTGCTATGCAAAAACGTGTCAAGCAGTCACGGGGCATGGGCAGTAACAAATTGGCGGGTAACTCAATGGCCTCTGTTAAGGCTGATGCCGAGCAGTTTAGCCTGACATCCCGTACTGGCATGTCTAACGTTCAGCGTAAAGCTGCGGGTGCCAAGAGTGCAGTTCGTGGTGCTGCCCAAACGCTCAGGACTGTAGGTTCTATTGCTAATCGTGAAACTGGTAAGGCAAATGCTGAGTTCGTGGCTGATAACCAGATTAAGCAGACAGCACTTGATGGTGTTGCGCTCGCTACTGTTGATCAACTGGGCAAGAAGTGGGATAGCGAGGCTATTGATGCTAAACGGGCAAAAGATAGC